TAAGAGCTTTTCCTCCACCCTCTAAAAGATTACTACCAATTTCTTTCAAACCACCACCGGCCATTCCCTTTAAGTCATCATATATACCTCCTAAGAATCCTGAAATATCTCCACTTGCTAATTTTGATATGTCTCCTAGGGGTTTTCCAACACTCCCATCTCCAATCCATCTAGTAGATCCACCCCAAAATGGAGCAGTACTGTAAGTTAGTACTAGCATGTTAGCTAGTTGATCCATCATAAGTACTTTAGGATTTGCTCCTCCGATAGATCTAAGTTCGTATTCAAATTTAATTGTAAATTCTTGAGTAAATGTTAAGCCTTGTTCTCTTTGTAGTATGTTCTTTATAACATTTAAAGGACCAAATACGTGATTAGGATAAGTACCGCTAAAACTGTCATGTCCAGCATTAGCCTTACCTGAAGCAATTTCATATGCATTCTTACCTTCAGCAGCGCCAACTGCAGCCGTTAAAAACCTGTTGTCTATTAAACCGCCGAGCTTTCCTCTTCTCCCGCTATTCTGAGACTGCAGTGTTTGAACCTCAGCTTCCACATCCTTCCAGTTATATCCATGCGAGAATTTAAGTATATCTGCTAAATTATTTCCAGTACTCTCACTCATCCAAGTTATAGCCCTTGCTACGTCAGGAGATGACATTGGTTGTGGTTTACCATCTTTATCTAATTCGATTGGTGAAATAATATCATCAGGTGCAGGAAATGGAAACCTTCTAAGGGTTAGCATTCTATTATTTGGTATCTTATTAAAATATTTAGCTAATGCAAAATCAGCATAATTATATCTATAGCCTAAATTACCAGAATATGCAGAAGTCTGTTCTATTATCTTAGTTGCTGTTGGATTTTCTAATTCAGAAATACTTATTTTATTATAAGCAGATTTATCACCACCAACGAGATTAATTGAATCCATTAGAGAGTATTTATTAAAAACTGAATATGGAAAGTCACCAGGTTGCTGTACTTCAAGTTTAGGTTTTCCATCAGATGCTTCTCTAGTATACGTTGTGGCTTTGTTCTTGTCCCTATAATATAAACTATCTTGTCCTGTTTCAAAAACAGTAGGATATTTACCAGTAGATTTACTCCTACTTTCAATATCTGGATTAACTCCAGCCTCTGATTTAGTTTCAGCAGTACCAGAACCCCCATCAACAGAGTCAGCTGACATAAATTGACTAAAACGATCAAATGATGAAATAGCAACTCCTTTAATTTCACTTAGAGCGCCGTTAGCTTGTTCAGGAATGTTCATATAAACTATATCTTTAGTCTATATATCTTAAAAAGTTAGTTAGAGTTTGTCTAAATCTCTAGACGGGGTTCTATATAATATTTCGTCTATAAATTTATCGTTACCATATCCACGATCTCCTAAGAATTTAATAAGATGAGCCTTAAAAACACCCTTGCTCTCATAATAATAAGAACCCTCAGAATATGTTGCTCTATGCGTAAGGTTATATAGATCTGAAATAGTTCTCTCAACAAAGAAATCCTGAATTTTATTGAATAATTCAATCATCTCATGTCGTCTTTTACAAACCATAGGACCGTCAACCGTAACCATATAATTATGTCCATTTTCGTCTAAGTGATTTTGGAAATCACCGACTGTTTTAAAGTTGCTCCTTTTCATTCTCCAACGAGTAACCCCTGAATTGAAGCTTCTAGTAAACTTTGTATGGAATAGATATCGTTTAAGAAAATAAACGTCGTCATAGAATTTAATTAACCTAACCTGATACTCTACAATACTATCACCATGCTTAACATCATGAATTATACACTTAACAGGGAATAGTATATTATATTTACCAGTACTGGATATTAAAGCATAAACAGTTTCCCCCTTATCATATACTCTATTTCTTATCAAAATTGTATAGTTTCATAGTTATCAAAAAGATCAATAATATTAGGATCAATGTCATCAACATTTATCGATATTAAATTAATCTCATCTAAATCCTCAAACATATCAAATACTAGTTCCTTAAAGTTTTCAACAGTTTGTTCGTCTAAATTCTTCATAAGGTAAATTACCCTATCGCTTGACTGCTTTTTACGAATATTGTTGAATGCATTTTTAATAGCCATTCCAATTATAAATGGATGAGGCTCTATATTATGGAAATCTGACTTCACTAGTTTCGTAATAATAGATATATAATCTATTGAGGATGTCGTATCATCCTTTTCTATCCTAACGTATTTATTAAATTCACGTTTAGATAAACATATTACACAATCTATTGAAGTCACTTCCACGATTATTTAATACTATTTCTAAGTTCATTAATCTCTTTCTCAAGCTCTTTAATTCTAGCTTCAGTTTCACTTAATGATGGTTCATAATGAATACCCCAATCTTCTATAATTTTAATTTGACTTACAGTTCTTGAGTTACCAAAATCTAAACCAACATCAAGACAAATATCTCTCATAAATTTAACCTTACCCTCAGAACCACCGCTCCACTCGTAAACTTTTACAGCTTCATAGGTATCTCCACCTGAATTTATATTGTCATCTATAATTTCTTTGATGACGCCATTATCTGCTATCTTAAGAGTTATCGTTTGCATTAAGTCTCGTCTTCATTAGTTCATTAGCCTCTTTCATAAGTCGTTTTGCTTCCTTTTTATCAGATCTATAAGTTTCCTTATCTTTGATAGTAGTCATAACCCAAGATTCTTCTAGTAGCTTAATTTCAGCATCGTTATATCCAATACCCGACCAAGTTTCTTTTAAACCATCTAATGTGCTTTGAACCTGATCACTAATAGAATCATTTACTCTATTTACATGTGACGTATGTGCATCATCACCTTCCTGTCTCATTCTATCATACATCTCTCTGCCTTCCTCAGTAAGTCTATTCTTTTTCTTAAGAAGTCCAAATTGATTGTACATTTTTCTTTTCTGAGCTCTGCTCATGGATGGCATAGCTTGATGATGTTCTTTCTCGTTACTCATAGTATTTGTTAATGAAGTTAGTAATTTCTGTTTGTAAAAATTCTTGTAGTTTATTTATTTCAATTTCTTTAATCGCATTATCAACAACGGCTGATACTAGTTCTGATTTCTCTTCTTCAGAATTCTCAATAAGCATTTCAACAACTTTCTTCTTTGGAATGTTGATGTTTAATTTAACATCTACTCCCTCAACATTTTTCTTGGAAAGAGTTCTAACTAAAGTTTGAAGTGGGGATACTGTTGAAGTATGTACATTAGTACTCTCTGATGCTACCTCAGTTGTTTCAATTGTTTTAGCAGAAACGGCTTTGATACTTGTTGTATTATCACCAGCCCCTGGATATGGTACTTCTCCATTAATAACTTCAGTTAAAAACTCAGGTAATACACTTGTAAAAATCTTACTACCATCTGAGAAATTAGTAAATTCACCAGAAACATTATCTACTACAACTATTTTACCAAAATCATCACCTTTTTTCCATTGATAACTTTTAGCGCTCTCTTTTATTTCCGACATTTTATTTGTTTTTAGTAATTTATATATCCTATTAAATAAAGACCTACCCAAGACTGTAAAACTCCTCGTTAGCTTCCTCAAATTTATCTACAAATACATTTATAAATTCAATAGATTCAGATGAACCTATGTACATGTCTGCTGTTTTTACATATAAGAAGTAAAATCTTTCACTCCCTTCGGACAGTAATACTTCCTCTAATACTTCTACGTCATGTAGGTATTTTTTATTAAAACTCATTCCAGACTATTACTTTAGTTACGTTAATATTCGCTTTCTCTAATAATTCGATTCCTTCTTTATCCCTATATTCTTCGCTATAAAACACATCAGTTATTCCTGATTGTATTATTAGTTTTGCACATTGATAACATGGGCTCATCGTTACATAAAGGTGTCCACCCTTAGAACTCATTGTAGATTTTGCTAACTTTGCGAGTGCATTTGATTCAGCGTGCAGGACTTCAGGCTTTGTAGTTAAATCTCCAGATGATAAATCTAAATTCTCGCAAGAATTATTAAACCCGTGAGGAGTTCCATTATATCCAAACGAAACTATTTGTTCATCTTTTACAATGACGCTACCAACCTTACGGCGTTCAGCATAACTGAGTTTTGCAAATTGATATGCGACTTGCATGTATATACATGAAATATCTATCCTAGGCATCTTTTTTATTTTTACAGTTATTAAAATGGTATCTAGTCATCCCATTAGTTCCACCTGATTTTTTACAATGAGGGCATATCGTAACTTCATGTTTTGAGAACACTCTATTCCTTTGAGATTCGCTCATTTTCCTTTTAGTTTCATTGCTATGTTTCTTGCCTGTCATTGTACCCTTAGATCCTTTATGGGATTCGCTCATTTTCCTTTTAGTTTCATCACTGACAATTTTACCAGTATGAGACTTAGACATATTATGGCGGTGTAATTTTGTAAATGGAGCTTTAGGCTTACCAATTGCAGCATTACTCATTTTACTTTTAGTTTCATCACTATGCTTTCTACCCTTCATTGGTGAAGTTCTACCGATTAATGATTTTGATCTCTTATCACATGTTTCTTGAGTTTGCTTAGTACCTATATTATGTGCGGGTCTACCCTTTAATGCTTCAGATATTTTTTTAGCAATATCTAACCTCCCTGTTATATCAAAATGAAATTTAGACGATGTCTGTTTACACCTATTATAAAATTTCTCATTTATTCCAACATTGAATTTATTATGTAGTTTAACCTCCAATTCCAATGCAGCTTCTCTTGTTTCAAAAATACGTATAATCTTGTATTTATAGTTACTTTTATTTATTTTCTGATCTTTTATAAACTCAGAATCTGATGAACTTGAAAAATACTTAAATCCTAAATCTTCGAATGGATTTAGTTCAGATGATCGAGCGCCATAATAATGCATCCCCTTAATCTTATTAGTTATTCTGTATACATAGTGATATTTCATATAGTATATATCATGTATATTTTATCTATTGGCAGTCTTGGCATAATAAAAAAGTCTCTATAGTTATATAGAGACTTTTTGAATTGTTTATTGAGCTGTATATTATTCTTCTTCTACTTCCCCTTCGTTTTCCATCTCCAAAATTTCGTTAAGTTTTTTAGAGAATGCCTCCTTCATAACATTTATAGATGCTTCAAACTGCTCCGGTGTATGGTCTTTAGATTCTTTTAATGCATTTGCTGCGAGCGCTGCGACTAAAGCTGCATTTTCTTTCATATATGATTCTTCAGTGTGATCGTCGTGTACATCTTCAGCCCATTCTTTAGCTTCATTAACAGCTTCATTATAACATTCGTTAAGTTTATCAGCTACTTTGTATTTGTCTTCAGTTGATACTACTTCTTCTGAATTATCCTCGTTCATGAATGATTCGAAAGTTTTCATTTTATTAAAGTTATTGTTACCCATAGTTTTATTTGTTTTATTTGTTTTATATATTTCCGTGCTTTCTCCTAGTTTTAATGCCTTTGAAATTGATTCTATAAAAACATTTTCTGGAACTCTATGGCCACCTTTATATGACTCATATTTGAATACTCCATTTCCTTCAGATTTGAAGTACTTTTTAATATCTGAACCGTTTATAACTTTATCGTTATCTCCAAGAATTACTATATTTTTAGTACCACCTCCTTTGGGTTCTATAATAGCGGGATCAAATTTTCTACCAACAACTGCTGGGTTGAAAATAACAGTAGGTATGTTGAGATGCATTCCTATAAGATATGCAAAATAACCTCCCATCGATGAGCCAATTATTAAATCTGAACCCTTACAACCTTTTAAAACCTTATCGAAAACACCATCGTTATTATAATCTATTCTAGGTGCATATACTTTAAAGTTTTCGTTTAACCAATCAACCTTAGGTCCATGGTTTGGACTCTCTAGTCCATGTAAATACGATACTTTCATATTAAATTTTTGGTTTACCGATCATTATTTTAGTATGTGAAACTCCTCCCAATACTCTAGTGTACCATCCTTTTCCACTTCTTGATGGATCTGTAGGATTTTCGCCATGCCATTCGATTGCTTTACCCTTAAGTAATTCTTCTACATCTTCTTGGCTATCAACTGAAGGAACTTTAAATTTATCCATCATAATATCTGCAAGCTTTCCACTAACCTCACCATAATATCCAGGTTTTTTAAGTATATCAGACTTATGACTTAGATATTCTCTAGTACTGTCTTTCTCTCCATCATGTCCAACTCCACTAAACTTAACTCCGTATTTTGTATTCTGTCCCCATATAATTAAATCTAAATCTGGAGAGCCGTGTAAATCAACACCTTGCCAAAATGTCCAGTTCTTATCTGCAAAAACATCTTCTGGAGATTTAACTTTAGCATGACCACCCAACGTCGAGTATGCGATACTAATTAAATCAAAAAACTCTCCAGATAAATCTGCGTGCTTTCTAGGGTCTATCTTAGTCCATTTACCTTTTTTAGTTTTAAGAACTTCTCCGCTATTCTCATTGATGAACTCTTCAAATAATTTAATCCTCATAATAGATATATTTTTATAGACTATATATCTTTAATTCCAATCCTTTTCAAAAGTGTACCAATGGTCAGCACCTGCACAATCTCTCATACCATCTAGAATAATAGCATCAATTTCAATACCACTTAAACCATATACGAATGATTTAATAGCTCCTTCAAGTAAAAGTTCTTCATGTTCTTCTATATTACACATACTTTTTTTGAATAATGTAGTACAGGCCTCAGATGTTATTGCCGAACATATTCTAACTAACACAGTTTCATTATCATTAAACCTATAGCCACTGTGGTAGTCTCCTTCTGGAAACATATTGAAGATCTCGTCCTCAGTATGTCTCATTCTATAAAGAGATATTGCAGTCGTTAGAATTCCACCAGCCACATTCTCTGCTGGTTTATAATATGAATTTCCGCTTGATTTGATATTTTCTACCTTCATCTTAGTTTTTATTTAGATTATTACGGTATACTACAGTACAATGTGCTATTCTTTCTAAACGAGCTGATGGATATGGAATCATTATACGTTCAGTGCATTCATACGAATTTCCAGTATATTCGTTCGTATGTTGGCTCTGTTTAGTTTTATTTAATTGATAAATTGAACGCACAAGTCTAGATGTCCAATAACATGAACGTTTATATGCTCTACGAACATAACCACTTTCATAACTTAGATAATCGCAATCAGCTACTGGGTCATAGAAACTTCGAGTTCCATTCTTTTCTTGGGTTTTTGAGGTCTGCTCTATGAGACCTAGAGATTTTAATTTTTGTGAATTCATATCTTTTAATTTCTCTGTTAGTTCTTGTAATGTTTCAATCAATGAAGTTTTTGTAACATTTCCGTTTAAATACTGATTCAACTCGTCAATTGTCGCGATAATTTCAAATCGATTTTCCATGTCTATTATTTTAAAGGTTTTTGTATTTAGCAAACTTAGATTTCCAATATTCTACAACCTTTAAAGTTTCTCTACACGGTACTTTATATGCGTGCCATAATTCTTGAATGTTAATTGGACCGCATCCACCAACATCGTCTAAGAACTTACAAAATCCGTAAAGTTCATCATATTCTCCTGATGTTAATGATTCTCCTATAAAATCGAATGATTCAGCATACTCACCGAATGTTTTTCCAAGGTTAAGTATTTGATATACTCTTAGTTCTGATAGGGGTTGAAATCGTTCTTTTGTTGTTGTAGCCATGATAATGAATGTTTAGTTAGTATCAATTTGTTATAAGTAAATATAATCATTTAGTTTGACATAAAAAAACTTTTATGCACTTATTTTCAAAAAAGTTATTAACAATTTATTGTGAACCGGGAAGGATTCGAACCTTCACTCTACGTCTTAGAAGGACGTTGCATTATCCAGTTATGCTACCGGTCCAAGTGTAGATTTACTTGACTACAAGTGGTTTATCCCAATCACCTACACTCAAGTGGAAGTACCAACCGACGTCGAAATAATCAGTCATCGAATCTGAATTATCGTGATTACCTCTCATTGCTATGCTGGTTATATCCTCGAATAACTCTCGTTCCCTCAGTTCACTTAAGTTATAATGGTTGATTTGACTATAGTCTCCGCAATCAAGGTCTCTAGGTGCTTCTAATATTGAGACGTTGACACACATATAGTCTTTTCCTCTAACTGAAATCTTCCATCCGTCCTTTTTAGGGTACTTAGTTTTGATTTCTTTTCTGATTTCTTTTACCTGTTCTGGTGAAATATAAGCCATTTTATTGTTTTTTAAAGGTTAATGTACATAGAGATAACATAGCGCCTGAAAGCGATAGTATGCAAAGTGCCATCTCGTTTAATGGATCGCTAAACTTAATATAATTTAAGATGATTCCAGACCCTGTAAGATACACAACGAATAAACATGTTGCGAATGATAGGATGCTTTTGTAGTTGTTTGACAAGAAGTAGTTCATATCGTTTGTTTTTTAATTATAGTTAAATATAATCAATTAGTTTGACATAAAAAAACTTTTGTGCACTTATTTTCAAAAAAGTTTTAAATTAAATCACCGACAATCTTAATATAACTATCTATTAGATTTCTAATCTTTTTGATAGCAGCATGTGCAGCTGGAGAATTAGCTTTGTCAAACTTAGGCGCATTATATGCCTTCATCATGGATTTCCTATACTCATAGAACACGTTATCCATAAACTCCTCTTTATTTCTCCACTTGATAATATCTCCTAACAGATTGTTATTTTCTAGAGTTTCTGCAAGACCTTTAATACTCTCAACCATTCGAGGCATGTCAAGTCCTTTAACATCTACTCCTTTATATTTTTCAAGTCCTTTTGAAGGCTTCATGTCTCCTTCCTTTTGCATGTATTTAAAAAAGAATGTCGCGATATCATGTAAGAAATTATTGAAGTCCATCGAGATTACTTTCTCTTCAACTCCAGCTCGTTTAGACCATGATGATAATACAGAACCTTTAAACTTTCCTCTAACTCCTCTGTCTTGAATCGATAATCCTAACGTAGTTGCGAGAGCAGTATACATATTACCTATAACGAATCCTTTAACATCTCTGATTGGTGTATATCTGTCAAGAGCCCATTCTTCGTAAGGTGGATGTGTAATAACCATATCAGCTTGAACAAACTTCTCAAATCCTTCGTCTTCTATTCTAAATAAAACTTTAACACTAGATAATGAAGACATTCCGAGAGTTTCCTCACGATCAACGTAGCTTAAATTAGCAAGTTCTAAGAATTTGAAAAGTTCTCCGTTATATGTTTTAATAGACTCAACCTCATCTTTTCTAGTTCCAACACCCTCTATTTGTAATAATGGGTAAGATACTAAATAATCAATATCTCCATATAACTTGTCTGGTTGATTCACAATATCATCCTCGTACCAAGATCCTGATCCAATTGCTTTAATAAACTTAAGAGCTGGAAGACCTACAGAATCTAAATATTTATTAAATTCCTTATCAAATATCTTAATCTGATCGTCTACTAATTTTAGTATCTTAGGTGTTAGCTTTGTTTCTTGTGTTTTGACTGAAGACCAGCCGCCTTCATTTAAGAATTCATTTAGTGTAATAATCTTTCTAGACATTTGCGAGTATTTATTTATACTCTATATATCAAGCTTATATTTTTGTTAGCATCCATATATTCTTTGACCTCTGATAAACTAAATGGTCTAAATTCTGGATGACAATCGATTCCAATTTCAAAGCTTGTTCCATTTGGACTTATACCTTCAACGATTTCATTATTTGCTAAAGATTCAATAGCTTCCATATTACCGTCATCTAATAATTGTCTTAAAATCTTAGGATGTATATAATTCTCTAAGTTCCCATGAGTATGTCCAAATAACATCCAGTTGCCATACATTGAACCATTCCAGGATTTCATCGGGTAATGTGACATAATAATTTTAGTCTGAATCTCGTCCAACCAAAGTTCCCTGTAATATGAAACAGAACTGAAGTGATTATGTACATCTACATTCTTAGTGAATTCTCTATCATGATTCCCAAGAATTAAATGTATTTCTTTACAATTGATCCTTTCTCTGAATTCTCCGATAGTTTGTGCAGATCCAAACGACCAATCACCTAAGTGATACAGGACATCATCCTCTCCGACAACACTATTTATATTATTAACTATAGTATCATTCATTTCTTGTAAAGAATCAAAGTCCCTACAACCTGACGTTCTCTGCCAAGTTGTTAGGGACTTTATAATATTTCTGTGGTTATAGTGAGTGTCACTAGTGAACCAAATCTTTTTATCTTTCTGCATATAGATTATATGTTGGAATCAGATAAAGTTTAATCGTTTTCAGATTTCCACTTATCGTATTTGTTTACGATCTTCTTAAGAATTTCAGCTCTTACGATATCATCTTCACCGAATTCAAAGCACTGAACTCCATCAACGCTATCTATCATTTTAATAAAACCAGGAAGTCCAGCACTTTTCTTTGGAATATCATACTGACTAACATCTCCTGTAATTAATACCTTAGATTTCTTACCCATTCTAGTAATAAATAGCATTAATTGTTTGAACGTACTGTTTTGAGCTTCGTCAAGAATCATTAAAGAATCATCAAAAGTATCTCCTCTCATGTACGCTAAAGGTTTAAAAACAATAATCTCTCGTTCTATTAATCTCTCAGTTATTTCATCTCCTACTATTTTCTTAAGGTTTGAAATATAAGATTGCATATATGGATCTATCTTATCTTCAATTCCTCCAGGTAAAAATCCTAGCTTCTCACCAGACTCTTGAATAGGCTTACATAAAATTACTTGTTTTATTTTTCTTTCTGCTAATAATTTAAGTGCAGTGTAGCATGCTGTAAAGGTTTTACTAGTACCTGCTGGGCCATGACAGAATGTTACATCATTACTTTCAATTGTTCTAGAATACCTTTCTTGGGATTGTCTAAGCTTAACGTGTTGAATATGCTCTGGCTTGACTCTAATATGTCTTGTTGTTGGTACTTTTATTTCTGGTTTACTTTGTTTTTTCTTAGTCATTTTTTAATTATATTTATGGAGACTTAATCGTCAACCATGATTATTAATTCTCGCAACATCAGCAACCTATTACACTTTTCGTATTCTTCTAATCCTTCAAAGTATTCAATCAACATATCAACAAATTTGACTCTATGTCCAGATTCGTGGGGTATCTCAATGCTTTTGCCGTCATCAATAAATACAACGAATCGGTTAATTGTTTTTGTAAAATTCCGTGTTACGATGTAATAGCTAGTCCTCATTAGAGAATCCCTATCTCCACCCTTTTCTTTCATTATATTATTATTATTATTATATACTCTATATATATCAAAACATAACAAGTATATACGATACTACACTAATTCTAGAAAAAGTTTATTATACTATATTAATATTAACCTTAGCGTTTAATTAACATAATCTATCTTTAATTTTATCCATTATCTTTTTAAGCTCTGCACATTTTTCGTAGTCTTCTCCGTTTTCAAAGAAATCCAATACATGCGATATTGCTTCTATTTTTTTAGAAGTAGATGTTAAGCTATTGACAACACCATGTTCATTATTTACTATTGATGAATAAACAACATCCATCATTAGTTCTCTCGAGTTATCTCGCATATCATCTACGTATTTCATAGACTCCCAGTTATCATCTTCTTCGAATTCGAAGTCCATTTCTTCATCACCAATCATAATTAAATTTTATTTTTGTCTATTAGTTTTATTTGTTCAACTAAACCATATTGATCATCGTTAAGTTCAGTCTTCATAACGTTCAATTTTACCATTAAATTACCCCAACCATCTGATTTATATATTGGAATCCCCTGTCCCTTAATTCGTAATACTTTACCATTATACGAACCCTTAGGTATGTCGACTTTGATCGAGTAGAATGGAGTAGTTATATTAACTGAAGTACCTAATATTAAATCATAGAATGGTAAATCTACGTCGGTCCAGATATCGCTACCATTTACTATTATATCTAAGCTAGGTAAAACATGACACGTTACTATTATATCTCCTTTAGGAGCATTTGAGTTCATGGGGTGTGCGCCGCCTCTTCCTTTTAATTTTAACTTATTTCCATTACCAATTCCTTTCGGGATCTTCAGGCTGAATCTAGATTGACCAGTATCAATAAGCTTATCTGAACCATAGTATACGTCGTTAAGTGTAATTTGGATAGATACTCGAATATCTGGTCCTTTTGCTCTACTTCCAAATGCACCATCAAACATACTTGCAAAATCCGGACTATTTCTAAATCGCTCGAAGAATTCATTATTCATACCCCCACTCATTTTTCGAGCAGTATCATATTTTTTACGGCTTAGCTCATCCCCCAAATGCTCATAAGCTTCAGATATTTCTTTAAACTTATCAGCATTACCAGATTCTTTATCAGGGTGGTGTTGTTTCGCTAATTTACGGTATGCTTTTTTAATAGCATCTTGAGTTGCGTTCTCATCTATCTCGAGAGTATTGTAGTAGGACATACTATTTGTCCTTTTTATTCAGATTCTTTTTTTCTAAGATTCTCTTCTCTCTAACTCGTTTCATTGATTGACGAGCTTCATTAACTTCACGCTTTTCTTTATTTTCATAACAGTCAGCTATTCGAGTTAATTGCAATAATATGTTTTCTAATATATCTTCCATATTAATATATATATCTTTGTTTGTTTGTGTCATCTTACTCTTGTTTTAAATCACGAATAACACGAACTAACCACTATAGTTCTTACTAGGCGAACTCTAAGAGAACTATCCTTACCGATGTTGCTCGAGTCGCCATTAATGAAGTAGATATACCTCGCGACGTTACTATTGAACTCCGAGGACGACCAATACTTGTCATCTTCCATCTGTAACATATCTTCACATAGATACATCAACCTAAGTTCATCTATCGTAGGTAACCTCCATCCATCATCCCCACCTTCCATAGCTTCTTCCCACATAAACTCTCCTATGTCTGTCGAGTAAACTTCAAAGTTAAACTCATTGAACTTAATTTGCTTGTATGTTGGTTCCTCCTTAACATACCACTCCTCGTTAATCTTGATTCTCTTTTTCATATCTTAGTGTTTTAGTTCTTTGATTCTATGCTTTAAAGCATTGATAGGGACTATCCCCGTTTCTTTCTCTATTGAAAGTATTAACTCCAACTCCTCGATAACTCTTTGGTTAGCGTAAGACTCAATCATCTCGATACCTGCTTCATCGTCTGTATATACACCTAATGGTGTTTGTATTGACTTTTCCATCTTACTCTTGTTTTAGTTCTTGACTTATTTCTGCTATAGTCTTTTCACCACATAAATACTGGCCAAATAAATTTAAAGCGTATTGCTTAGCATATTGTTCCATTGCACTGTGTATTAAATCTTCATGAATGCTAACAGTTTCTCCATCACAATCAAAATACTCATAAGTATCTAGTATTTCTTCAGCTAATTTCATAATCAAATAGTTAGCTCTCCCGCAATAAGTTTCACAGCCTTTAGGATTTTTGCACATTTCTCGTACTCTTCAGTTTCAGTGAAATGCTCTATCATATCGCTTAGGGTCTTTTCAATTTCTTTCTGATTATCCGCACCATGAAAATTACTAAAATCAATATCACCAGATGCGATAACGTTATAGTTCTTCCTAGCTAAAGTATCTTTTATTTTAGATTGTATCTCTTCTGAGTACATCTCTTCTTCAAACTCCATCATTTCATCCTCCATAGTATGTGTGCTTTAATTTGTTATAGTTAAATATAAACATTTTAATTGACATAAAAAAATCTGAGGTGATTAAATCACCATTTCTTTTTAGGACACTCTTTACCCTTAGCAAAAACCATCGCGGGGAATTGACAGCCACATTGATTGCATCTGTAACCCTTTACAGCTTCCTCTTCCTTATGTTCTTTAGGATTAAATTTAGCTCGTACTTTTTGTTTTCCACCACCTGGCAGAATTTTATCAATGAATGTAAATGTACCTGACTCAGTCAAGTGTGGGCATGTTTTACATATTGTAGCTCTTTCTTCTGCTAATTTTTTTACATCTTCCTTTAATGCGTCATAGTTTGAAAATGCAGTTAGGTAGTTTCCCCAACCATCCTTAATGTTTTTAAATATTCCCATAATAATCTTTTATTTCTTCATGCGTTAATGTTGCTGTTTCATTCTCTAACGGAAACAAATCGTTATAATAATCGTACATATGTTATATATCTTAGAAAGGAATCTCATCCTTAGTTATTATTTGCATGCCTGATAACTTAAGCATAACGTTCATTGTAGCTTCTACATCTCCTTCACAATACTGTTTAATTTCTTCTATTTTACCATTCCAATATGATGTGCTAACATCTCCAGCCTTCATAGCTTCTTTAGGTGAAGGTATATTTAGTAAGTCACATATTAAACTTAGAGAAGCTCCATTCCACCCACCAAACTTCCAAATATCGTAAGTGTCTAATAGACAGTTCTCCCATGGTTTAAGTTTCTGTAGTTGCAATTGATTTGGAATGCTTACTCCATTTATTATAGAGCGTTTCAATATATATGGAATGTCAAATCCTTTTATATTATGACCTATAATTTTAATATTTGGCTTAGCACTAAATATTTTAACCATCGTGCCCATAAAATCTTTAAGAACCTCAGCTTCATCGTCGCCATAAAATGACTTAATCTTAGGAACTGCAGTAATACCATCAGGATATGTAATTTGTCCTATTGATATTACCAAAGTTTTACCAAACTCAGGAAATAAAGCAGCGTTAAGAGGATATAACTCAGTATCTGACATATCTCTATATTCTTCTGAGTCTTTTCGTAAATATTTAGCCTTTCTCGCCCAATGTTCAATTCCGTTCTGACCTATAATATCTATAAATCCGTCTAAGTCTTTCGCAGCTGAACATGTTTCAATATCTATGAACAGCATGCCTTTTAAGTCTGATGTATTATACATTATCTGAATGTTTTGGTTTATCGTGTCTAAGTTTAAATATACTAACAGGATATTTAGTACCGTATCTGTCCTCGACTGTGAACCAAGGCTCTCCGTAGTGAGCGGTTAACTTATCACAGGATTTTAATAATTTACCATACCTTGCGGATCCAGCGAACCAGAACCAATAGAATTCACCCATCTTAGGTTTCTTAACATAAATCTTTTGAATCTTATTTTTCTTTGACATAGTATTATATTGGGTTTACACTGTTTGTTTATTACTTAGCTAATATAAACAAAAAACCCGACATAAAAAAATGCCGGGTGATTTATTTTCAAAAAGTTTTGAAATTATTAAATATCGAAAGGGGATTGATGTTCTTTTATGCTTCTAATATGAGTATATGAAGCAAAGTTTACGCAAACCTCAACATATCCTCCAGAAACTGAAAACGGAACTAAATCTCCATTTAACCAATAGTCTGGCATGTAATCAGCTCGTCCATTTATAAAGTCGAACATTGCATCTACTTCCATATTGTGTACGTAGATTCTCATATGCATGTCCTTCAGATCTTCCATTATATGTTATATATCTTTAAATTTACAATTACTGAAATGGTATCTCGTCATAAGATTACGATCTCCAATCTTATTACAATAAGGGCACTCAGCCTTAGGTCTTTGTTTACTTGCTGATTTTGACATTTTTTCTTTTGTTTCTTTGCTAAATGTTCGTCCAATCGCAGCAGCTTTCATTTTATTTATTGTTCCTTCAGAAAAGCAGCCGGGCTTCCCTTTATTCCAGGCTTCCTGACTTCCAGTAAGTCCTTTGTTCCATGGAGCTTTTCCTCTCATCCCATTACCAATAGAATATAACTGCTCTTCAGAATAAACACCAGTTTTACCCTTATTCCATGGTTCTAATCCATTAACATATAATGACCTCATCGTACTTGATTGTTTTTCCTTAGCAATCGGAGTCTGTTTAATTCCAACGTTCCAAGCTTCTTTACCAGAGCCGTCCCATCCTGTTGAGGTTTGCTTGCTTAAATTATAAAAGTTTTCGTTAATTCCAACATCAAATTTTTTATGGAGCTCTATCTCCATAAATATAGCATCTTCTCGAGTTTCAAATATGCTTACAACTTTGTATTTGTAATTTTGTGGATTGTTCTTCTGGTCTTCTCTAAACTCTTTATCTGATGAGCTTGAAAAGTATTTGAATCCGATGTCCTTTTTAGGATTTATATCGGATGAACGAACACCATAGTAGTATTTCTTGAGTTCGATGTTTGTGATTCGATAAACGTAATGATATTTCATAAGTTAAGGTTATTTTAAGTATCGAAGTATAAGTAATCTTACTAACCTTAACTTTCAGAAACGGTAATTACTCCGATGTCCTTATCTTCTATACTATATATCTTAGAAATATAAATGATTAAACTATTTAAGTTCCTTTATCCTGTGTTCAGATTTACGGATAGATTCAGCGTTATGTTTCATATTAATCTTATGCTCTGCGTTTATGTATTCTACTGTAATATATTCTTTGAATTCTAAGGGAAGTTCAGTCTTATAAAAATCCTCATAGACTGTAATATAAACCATGGCCATTTTTGCTGGACCAAGACCACTACTGCTATTTATTTCAGCAACCCATAGCTTTCCATCAGTATCTATCATAATATCGATAGACCATAAACCTAATTTAATTTCCTTTCTAATCTCTTCAGATATTTTCAAAACGTCATCTAAAAAGTCTAGCTTATCTAAGTCTTGGTCCACATATACAAACTCCGTCTGTTCGTCTGTTTCTTTGTCTCTCATTTCGTTGTCAGACTTAGAAATTCTTTCATTTACTAAGCAAATCTTATCGTTCATCATCAAAACTCTAAATTCTTGCACCAAATCTTTAGCTTCAGAGAAATTATCAAATTCCAATTCACTTTTTACAATATCTTCGTACTTATCAAAGATTTCGATACCAATTCCAGAGTGTTCTCCATCAGGTTTACCAATCACAGGAAAATTAAGTTTCTCAGCGTCTTTGACAGAGTATACTGATTTTGGTAGCCACCAAGAACCATCAAACATTTTATAGAACTCAGATTTATTACCACTCATTTTCATTTGAGATGGAATGTTATACATAACATCTTCCTTCACCTTGTACTTTTTAAGGAAGTCAAACGCTTCGGGTTTATTTCCACCATAATAAATTATTGGAAGTGCTGGATTAACGTCTAAGTTCTTCCCGTGATCACCTACAGCATAAAATGCATTAAATAAGTTATCTAAACAATTATCATTAATGTCTCCATAGATTCTCTTGTTATTCTTACCTGTCAAACCTTCGATTTTCTCACCAGCTAGTAAGAAATTAATCTTTTGAGTATATTCCTCAAATTTAGCCTCATTAAGAGACCACTCTTCAAATAGTTTTACTTTTTTCATAATTATTTTCTAGAATCAAACGCCTTATCCCAAATCTCAGGCCAAGTACCAGTGTCTATCTTATAATAGCTAACAATATCAGCGATTTTCTCATCAGCATCTGATGTGTAGCTTTCAACATCTTCACCAGTTACATCTTTAAAATTCTTAACAATAAATTCAGCCACTTTTTTGTCTGATGGTCTACGACCGATAGCCTTAACAACCTTAGCAACAGTGTTATATTTACCGATAGCTTCATATTCTTCGAATAGTTTTACTTTTTTCATAATTATTATATATATTTAAATTAAGTTCTTATATAGTATGCTTTTAAGAACAGGAATTATACATTCGTCTATTGGTAAATTATCAGCCGAGTCACATCTAATATGCTTAACTCCAATTTCTTGATCTTTAACGAAATTAGAAAGCTCCTTGAGGTTATAATCTCCACTTGAAATAAATTCAAATCTGACATCTTTCCAACTTGATTTATATGGAATTGGTATGAATATCTTATATTTATATAGCGTCGAATCTATTTTAAGGTATATAAACCCATGATTTTTAATACTATTTAATCCTATATTAGAAACCTTTAAAATATCTGCAACATCTCTCCATTTAGCTCTCAAATCTTGATGTAAACTTTCAAAAACATTAATACCAACATCACATAAATCATACATAGATTCAACTTCTATACTTTCTTCAGGATAATCATATTTGATCTCCATGGAGTCTACATCAATTCCAGTTATTCGTATGTCTTTATTTTCAATTCCATCCCTCGCATACTTAATATCATATAATTGATCTAAACTTAATTCAATTTCGTTGTATGTTGAAAGAAACTTAAATTTATTAATATCCCCCTTAAGCCGCTTAACCTGAGCAAGTAATGTGTAATACTTAAACTCATAATCAAACGGCGTTTCGGTTAGCCAATTTTTTGGTAATTCGTTCATATTCTATTTATCATATATAAACGACGACAAAGACTATTTAAGCTTCTTTTTGATGTATTCTCCTTCTGGAAATTTATCAGAAGCTATTGAGTTTGTCGTGAGACCCCATTGTAATATAAACCAGCTTGCTTCGTTCTCTGCGTCTTTTTTACTTAACCTTAAAACGCTGCGACATCGTTCTACAATATATTCTCTAAATTCTGATTCTTTATCAGTAGTTGTTGAATACTTCATGTACCATTGTGGATCCTCTTTGACATCATCATACTTCAAATTAAATGGTTTTAATTGATAGTCAATAAATTCTCTAAATAACTTCTGTTGTTTTTCTTGCTTGTTCATAATGATAATAATTGTTCAAATATTTCTAAATCAATGCACTTAACGTATTCATTATATGATAGAGAAATTTCAATATAATTTTCTGATATTATATGAAATCGCCTCACAGAATCGAGTATAGTACCCTCTTCTTGGTTGTTTAACGCTTTATTAAGATTTTCTAAATCCTCTTGGTGTATATAAATCGATATTCTCATATATTTATATTAAGATTCTTTAATTTGTTTCAATTGGTCTTCTAATTTCTTCAATTCTTCCTTAAGTCCATTAGTAGTCCATCCGTCATGCCTATTAGATACTAATTCACCTTTGATGTACTCTATTCTTTCAAGTATATTAAATGTCATTATTTTCTTTTTTAATGGATTAACTAGTCATTTGTTTTGTCGCTAGGAATATTTCGCTACACCCATTAAATGATGTAATAGTATATCCAAAGCCTTTAATTGTATCAAATAATTCATTCCTTAGTTTAGTAACATAATCTATATCATGATGAACATGCTCACCAGGCGTCCAACTCTCAAAAAGAATTGGCGGATAGTTATTAGCCTTTAACGTTTTCTTTGCACCCAACAAGACATTTCTTTCATGACCTTCAACATCAATTTTTATAAAACCTATATTATTGAAATTGTAACTATCAAGAGTTTTAACTTTTAGTTTACCCATATTCTCTGTCGCTTCAGTTGACTTAATGTCCTCAAACCCATTACCCCCGCCATCATGTGATCTTTTATAATAAGTAAGCTCATCTTCCTTATTTGATAAACCTAAATTGTAAGTATCAACCCTATCAGATTGATTTCTTAATGCTATATTACCACATAAGTAGTTATAGATTTCTTTATTAGGTTCAAACGAATGAACATGATTAAAATGGGGGGCAGTTAAAAAACTATAAGTTCCTACATGAGCACCAATGTCAATAAAATCTTTTTTTGGATCAGCGTATTCTCTAATTACTTTATGAATTTCATTTATTTCATAAGTAAATAATTTGTTATTTAGTAATCCCATTGCCGTTTGACCATTATTGATAAAGTACCCTTCATGATTAAGATCTACAACAGTATCATTCCATTTATAATAATGCATATTATTTTCTTTTTTTAATTACCTCGTCTATAATTCCGTATGCCTTAGCTTCGTCTGCAGTTAACCAAAAATCTCTAGTAGCATCCTTTGCTACTTGTTTAGCTGTTTTATCACAATATTCTCCAAGTAATTTAAATAGAATGTCATTTACCTTCTTCCACTCCTTCATATCGATTTCAGCATCTTGGATATTTCCACTAAAACCACCCGACGATTGATGTAACATTGTCTTCGAATGTTTCAGTGACGACCTCTTACCTTTAGTTCCAGCACCTAATAATACTGATCCCATTGAAGCAGCCATACCCATGTTCACGGTTCTAATATCTGACTTAATGTAATCCATTACATCAACCATTGAAAGACCAGACTTTACACTTCCTCCGGGACTATCAATATGCATCGTAATATCCTCATCACCAGTAGTATCTAAGAACATTAATTGTGCTTGTGTGATTGCAGACATATTATCATTTACAGGTCCAGCTACCCATAGTAATCTATCCATCATAAGTCTATCAAATACTGACATCATCGTAGCTCTCATTTCTCTCTCTTCTAAAATCATCGGTGAGATAGAATTAGATGGACCTTTATATAGACCATTCTCCATTTGCTTTTCATAATGGTGTAAATTTAAACCACTTATTCCAGCATGCCCTTTAGCATACTTCTTAAATTCATTATAATCGTTCATTTAGTATCTTTTTAATTATTGTACATCGTTCAAATTCTTCAGTCTTTTCAAAATACTCTAAGCATCTACTTAATGATAATTCATATCCTTCATATTCTAGTGTTGACGTGAAAACATTACCATCTTCGTCTATGAATCTACATAAAATATCAGATCTAGTACCATTATTAATAGATTCAACTACAAAATCCATCATGTGAGTATAAAACCCACGAAGATCGATAATCATATCCTCGGGCTGTGGTCCATCTCCAGCGTTTATTTCAAAATCTGGTATTTCCATATTCTATGCTTCTATTGTTTCTATTCGTGTTATTCCTAAAAATGGTGAAAGCAATCTTAAGTAAAATAAACTGTCCTCTTCGTTGGGGTCGAATCCATCCAACATTTTTATGAAAGTTTCTCCATCACTAGTCAATTCCATTCCATCATTATTTACAGTGAACATTGGTTTAATAATATTCATCTCATACTCCTCGTTATCGCTTGTATCTTCTTTTAATATTCTATCAGCTAAATCAAAGTGTCTTTCATAAAAATGAGAATTGTCAGATGAATGATAATAAGTACCTAACTCTAATTCAGGATAAGTATCATCTAACCACAGCTTAACATGCTGATGTACGAATGCAAAGAATGGAGCATCGAATGTTAATCCGTAGAATATATCATTAGATCTCATTTGAACCTTCATATGTAATTGATTATTTCTAATAAAGAAATTCAAGTACATTGTACATACAAAGTCTTTATTTCCTTCAAATTGAAATTTAGGTTGGTTTAGGAATGCGATAGCTTGTCTTGAATTCTTATCAGACTTTAATGATTCTACAACCCAATTTAACTGTTCACCAAATAAAAGACTTCCATAATTTGAATTAATTTCATTAGTTCCAGGATTTGTAATATTCTTCCAAAATCCAGAGTAATCTGAAATATAATCAACATCATTATCTTTATTTAAGTACCACGCTAATTCTCCAGCAAAATAACCAAAATTGAATTTCCTATTTCTGAAATTTGGAAATGGTAGAGTAGGATCTATTGGTAATGTAGTCAATAAAGATTCTTTAACCTTTAAGCCCCTTGGATTTGCATCCATATTGGACTGATCAATTTCATTTATAATACTCTTAAACGTATCTGTGAATGTATATCTTCTCATTGTTAGTTGTTTAATATTATATTAAGATTTTAGAGAAAGTTTATCGTTTGACTTATTATGTATTATTTGATAAATTAACTCATTATCCTTCTTCATTTTCTTACTTATTATAGCATCAGCTAATAAATCTTCAACATGTGATTGAATAGCTCGCTTCATTGGTCTTGCGCCATAAGCTCTATCATAACCCTCTTTCATTAAAAATAACTTAGCTGCTTTGTTAATTTTAATTTTGTATCCTTGAGAAGCTAATCTATCAATAACACTACCTAACTCAATTTCTACAATTTTAAGAATATCTTCCTCTTCTAAATGGTCAAATAGAACCACATCATCTAATCTATTTAAAAATTCTGGTGCAAATTTATGCTTAAGTTCTTTTGTTATTATAGTCTCAATTCTAGATTTATCAGTAGACCTCGTGTCGGACATATCAAAACCAACTCCTTTACCAAACTCTGAAGCTTTCTTAGCACCAATATTTGATGTCATAATAATTACAGTATTTGTAAAGTCTACTGTTCTACCTAAAGAATCAGTAAGTCTCCCTTCGTCTAATACTTGTAGAAGTGTATTGAAAATATCTGGATGAGCTTTTTCAACCTCATCAAATAAAACAACAGAGTATGGTTTTCTACGAACAGCTTCAGTTAACTGACCACCGCTCTCATGTCCAACATATCCAGGAGGAGAACCAATAAGTCTCGAAACATTAAAGCTTTGTTGATATTCTGACATATCAATTCTAATTAAGTTATCTTCTGATCCAAAATATTGACTCGTTAGAGATTTAACTAAATGTGATTTACCAACACCGGTAGGACCAATGAACATAAATGAACCAATTGGCTTGTTTGCTGAAGAAACTCCAGCTCTACTTCTTTTAATAACCTTACATACTGCAGACACTGCGTCATTCTGCCCGATAATCTTTTCATGTAGAGTCTCTTCCATGTTAATCATTATGTCATTTTCCTCATCAGTTAATGAAGTAACTGGAATTCCAGTAGAGTGTTCAATAATTGCAGCAATGTGTTCTTTAGTAACTGGTAGTTTCTCGTTTTTAAGTGAACTCTCCCATTCCTTTATTGTCTTCTCTAATTCTTTAGATTTGTTAAGTTCCAAATCTCTGAACTTCGCAGCAGCTTCATAATCTTGAGAATGTACTGCATTCTTTTTCTTCTGACATAGCTCTATAGATTTTAACTCAAGAGCCTTAATATTTTTTGGTATAATAATGTCTCTCATATGAATTTTAGCTCCAGCCTCATCCATAACATCAATAGCCTTATCTGGTAATTCTCTTTGCGTGATATATCTATTAGACATTTCCACACAAGCTTTAATAGCTTCTTGACTATACTCTACACCATGATAATCCTCATAAGAATCTTTTAATCTATTTAAAATCTCAATAGTATCTTCTTCAGATGGAGGATCGATCATAATCTCCTGGAATCGTCTAGTCAATGCTGCATCTTTCTCAATATTCTCTCTATACTCATCAAGTGTAGTAGCACCAATACATTGGATTTTACCAGAAGATAGAGAAGGTTTAAGAATATTAGAAGCATCTAAACTTCCACTTACTCCACCAGCTCCAACTAACGTATGAATCTCATCAAAGAAGATTATAATGCTTCTGTCTTCTTTAAGTTCTTCAACAAGCATCTTCATTCTCTCTTCAAATTCTCCTCTGTATTTAGTACCAGCAACTAAACTAGCTATATTAACGGAAACAATTCTCTTATTAAACAAAGTTCTTGCAACTTTCTTATTAACAATTCTCTGAGCTATAGCTTCTACAAGTGCTGTTTTCCCTACACCAGCATCTCCTAATATAATAGGATTGTTTTTCTTCCGTCTTGAAAGTACTTGACATATTCTACTAATCTCACTGTCACGTCCTATTATTGGATCTAACTCGCCATTTCTAGCTGCTTCCGTTAAATCTTCTCCATATTGTTCTAATATACTTCCTTTCTTCGCCATATTTATTCTATATTTTATAATTGTCCTGGTAATTTAACTGATCGTGCTGTGCACCTCCAACATGTAGATGATGTTGTATTCTTACTAACTTCTGACCATTCTTCGCAGATTCCTTGTCTTGGGCCCCATTGTGGATATTTACTTAATTCGGGATTCGAGTTCTGACAAATCATCAGCCTACGTCCATCTTTTTCTTTAGTCCTCCAGACTAGTTTTGGTAGTTTACTCATATTTATTATATTTTATTTGTTATAGTATTATATGGTCTTTTCCTCTATTGTTTATATATTTCTTTAAGGTTTATTCATAGTTCTACTAAAAAATTTGAGCAATTTGCCAACAGTAAGGGAAAATTCGTTATCACTGTTTAAAAAAACACATTTTTCTCACACGGCCCAAATACAATATCAAATACTAGTGGCAATATCGGCTGCAGCGTAATATCGGCGGCATTTAAATATCAAGGGTGAAAGAAATATCAGTAGTCAAAATTAATATCGTTTGTCGTTATTCCTCCTTGCTTGCGGGACCGCTATAGTCTTACGCTACTCTGAACTGATACAAATCCTTAGAATAATTCTGAGTATCTCTTAGTCCTTTTTATAATGTGATTAAGAGTCTATTCAGATATTACTCTAATACGTCTATTTAAAACGTGGTAGTTTTATCTTAGGCATAGATAATTTAGGAGTTTTATTCGTAGGTATATTAGTACTTGGTATACTAGTATTTGGCTGAGTTGGCGCCTTAATGTTTTCATGTTTCCCTATCTTTGGTGTAGGTCTAGAAGGACTTCCTGGATCCTCTATGTTTCCTTTTTCCCTTTGAGGTTTTGGACTATTATCTGCAGCTCCTTTCTTCTGACTATTCATGTGATTACCCATTTTAGCCTGGCGTTCCTCTTTAAAACTCTTAGTGGTTGTAGTACTTTTAGCTGTTGTAGTACCGTCACTGTTTCCCTGATTAAGTTCTAATTGCTTCTGAGTACTACTCGACATAACAGATGATTTAGAGTCTACAGATTTATCTGACAATGTACCAGGTCCACTGGTTGTGTTCTTATTTAATCCATCACTAGTTAACTTAGAGTTTTTCTTCTGAGTATCTGGATGCTTAGACTGTGTCTTATCTGGTCTACCTCCTTCTGTACTAGGTGTATTCTCCAGGTTGTTAGAGATATTTTGAGCGGCTGAGGCGTTTTTTAAAAATCGCTGTGGGTCTGTATTGAACATACTTAGAGTTATTATTAGTACTTTATATATCTTTAGGTTTAATATCTAGGTTCTTTATAGTACTCCGAGGTCTTTAGGCTGTCCGGTCCCCATTAAGGTCCCGAAGTGCTCTATTTTCCGGGAGTATATTTTGTCCAGCTGGGTAACATTGTTCGTATATACTGGGTCTTAGAGTTGTTTAGAGACCTTAGAGTTGTTTAGAGACCTGTGAAAGGTCCGGTAGTGTATTTTCGGACCGTGAGGGGTCATGTGCTTCTTTGACACTTGCAGTAAAAGGGCCCTATATTAGCCGTCAACTATTAATGACGGGCCCAAGCAGACCTCCAACCAACAGAGCGTCTTAAGCGTTGAGCTTGTCGACGTGCTTCTGAACTTGGATGCAAACCTCTTTGAACTTCTCATCTAGCGTTGCTGGCGTAGATCCAATACCTCTCATAAGTTCTCCATTCTTGTGTACTGTAACTATTGATTCGTTACCATCGATCTTAACTGTGAACTCTCCGATTACCTTTTTCATATTGTTTGTTTTAATTATAGTTAAATATAAACAAAAAAGCTTAATAATAAAAATCCTAAGCTTTTTGTTTAGAAAGTTATTAACAGTCTCCGTATAGTGCTTCTGACTTTTCTTCTTCTCTCTGTCCGTATTCCTTTTGGATAGAAGCTTCTAGGGTTGCTTGGCTTAGTTCTACAACCTCAACGAATCTAACTTCATGAGATACGTATATGTAATTACTATGTTCGTTACTCTGTGCAGCTAATAGAGTATTAAGATGAGGTACTAAATCGTCTGTACCGTACATTAGAATATCTGTATTGATCTCTACTGTGAATGTTTGTCCTCCTTTGTTTTTCCAATGTGGAGTTGTAGAGTCAGAGTAATTTTCTTGGTACTGTGTGTGGATTGTGATAGTAGCGTTCATAATGTGTATGTTTTAATTTGTTATAGTTAAATATAAACAAAAGGTTTGACATAAAAAAACTTTTGTGCACTTATTTTCAGAAAGTTATTAACAATTTAGTCCATATTTAAGCCCATTTCTTTAGCCATCTCCTTAGCAAACATAGGGTAAGTCTGAGGATGAATATTGTTCTTGAATGCTAGTCGTTGCATTAGCTCTGA